GGTTGCTGTGCAGATTCTTATCAATGGTGGTGAGACTTCACAGACGGTTCAGTTAGCAATGAAGACTATCGTAGATAGCCGGAAAGATTGTGTGATGATTCCGGATATTGATATCGATTCGTTAAATTCCGTTCAAGATGCTATTGATTGGCGGATGGATGTTCAAGGGTTCAACGATAGCTATTCAATGGTCTATGCTCCGTGGGTGCTCGTCCAGGACAACTACAACGATAAGCAAGTTGGAGTTCCGAGTTCCGGATATGTTGCTGCGGCTATGGCCTATAATGATTCGATTGGAAATGTTTGGGATGCACCAGCAGGTGAAGAGCGGGGTATGCTTAATGTCCTGGATGTTTATCCTTCGAACATGGTATTCAATAAGGGAGATCGAGACGCTTTCGCTGATGTGCAGATTAATCCTATTCAAAAGTTCCAGGGCCGGGGTATTATGATATACGACCAGCTCACGCAGCAGCGGAAGTCCTCGGCGCTTTCCTTCATCAACGTCAGGCGGGAGTTGATAGCAATTGAGCGAGATTGTGCGGTTGCTCTTCGTGCGTTTCTGTTGGGCGCAAATGGTAATACGGAACTTACGCGGTTCCGAGTAACGGCCACATTAAATTCCTACTTCGATGATTTGTCTGCTCGTGGAGCATTCCAAACCGAAGGTGGGGATAAAGGATATCAAGTCAATTGCAATGATTTAAATAACCCAGGTGCCGTTATTGATCGGGCCGAGTTGCATGTTGATATCTCCATTAAGCCCGTTCGTGTCATTCGAGTCATTCAGCTTCGGGCGATTATCACCACAACGTCTGTAAGTTTTGAAGAGTTGATGGCCAAAGGTATTGCATTTTAAGTTTGATTAAGGAGTAATGAAAATGTCTAATATGGGTGCGGATGCATTGCGAGCTCGACTCACGAATCCTGCTCGAATATATTTGTGGGAAGTGGAATTTGTAAATCCGATTGGTGGTGGTAATCGAGATGCACTAAAGATTCAGTGCCAATCTACGAGCAAGCCAGGCCGGTCGGTTGGTCGAATTCATCTTCCTTATAAGGGAACGGGTGGAGTAAACTTTCCAGGGAAGGTAACATTTTCTCATGAATGGCCGTGCACGTTTGTTGAAAATTCGGTGGATATGGCAATTGGTGCTGCTCTCCATGGTTGGCAACAGGCAATGATGAATGCACGGACAGGCCAGGGCGGATTAGATGTTGACATCAAGTCTGATGTGTACCTGCGATTATTGGACCAGACTAGTGCTGTTGTAGAAACGATTAAGATGGTTGGATGTTTCGTATTGACCGTGGACGACATTCCACTGTCATATGAAGATGAAAATCTTATCATCTACAACACCACTTGGGCGTATGATTCTTGGGAATAGTTCCAACTGATAGGATGTGAACGTGATCCAGCAAATGGGTGTTGATCTATATGGGTTCGGTGCATCGTTAATTACCCGAACCTGGATGATGCAACGCGTCTACAATTGGCAAGTGATTTGCACGGAAACAATTTCCGGACTTCCTGGTTACTGGATTTCACAGTATTGTCAGGGGATACAGTTTGGAGATTATGCATTTGATCAAGTCGTTAAGCTTCGGTATGGTTCGAAGCAACGAGGGTATCCGGGAGATCAAGTAATTGAACCTGTAACTATATCTTTTTTGTGCCCGACCGATATGTCGGTTTACAATTACTTTAAGTTTTGGCGGAAACAGGTGGTAGACGATAACGGGTATTTCACGCCAAAGAAATTTTATGCACATGATGTATTTGCGATCCTGTATGATGGTAATATCGAGACAAATCGATTTCGGCTTAAAGGATGTTGGCCGGTTAATTTACCTGTACAGGATCTTTCGTACGAAGAGGATGTCGTCAAATACAAAGTGACTTTAAATGTTGATGAAATTGAAACCGGGAGTGAGCTAGCAACAGTATTTAATATCGCACGTTCCGGAAAACAAATTTTAAGTGTGTTTAAGAAATAAGGAGAAATAGTAATGGCTGAAGACCGTTTCCTCCCCGTAAGCCTTCCTTCTGACGGTCGGACGTACACAGAAGCAGTTCAAGACATTCGAATTAGATCAATGTGTGGGGCAGATGAGGTCCTTTTGGCTCAGATGAATCCCATGACAGTTGAACGGAAGTTCTTAGAATTACTTCGGCGTGTGTTGGTTGGTATCCGCCCTGAGCAAATCACTTTCGGAGACCGGCTATACTTGATGCTCTGGTTGTCGATCAATTCATATACCGGAATGGTCAAGATTTCTAATGTTTGTTCCAACTGTCTCAAAGACTATGAAACAGAAATAGATCTTCGGAAGATCAATGTAGTCCATCTTCCTTCGGACTTTAAAGCTCCAATTCAACTTTCACTTTCTAGAGGTCCGATACTTGTTAATCTTTTGACTGTTGCAGATCTTGCAGATACCGAGAAGTATGCTATCGATCATGAGGATTCGGGCGTCTACAAGTATTCTCGAACGCTCTGTGGTCCGGGTTGTGAAACTCCTGAGCAGAAGAAGGATGTATATGAAAATCTGCCAACTATAGATACTGCAAAGATTCGTGCAGTTCAGGAGCAGTATTTTCATGGTCCAGATATGAAAACAACAGTAACTTGTCCACATTGTAAGGAGGACGACACAGTTGAAGTCCCCTTTCGACTTGAGCTCCTTTTTCCGACAGGTCCAACCCTTAGAGCGAATTTTGGAACGGGAGTTTAATTTCTGTCGACGGATGTCGGGTATCAGTCTCTCTGACTTTCGAACAATGTCTCTTCCGGAACAGGATTGGTTTATCTTTCGACTCATCCGGGAGCAACAAGATCAAGATCAGTCAACAGCTGATCCATCCACTTCTATTGATTCCCGACTTCTAATGAAACGGACATTCTAATGTTTGACTGGTTTGAGAAAAAGAATGAGTTTGGGCTTGGGCATAAGAGCTGGGCTACACTTCGAGCTATTCGGAATAAACTGAATATGCAATATCGGCCCCTTATTGCCCGATTAAGGATACGCTTTTCTGAAGGTCCAATGGGAGAGACCTTGGATGAACTGGATGATCTAGTTCATACTTCACTTGTGGTTCTTCGAGATATCATAGATTCTGGAACATCTTCAAAGGGAGATCAACAAGAACTTCTTAATTCTATTGGACGAATTGAACATCTTTTAACAGTGTTATCTAGACATGAGAAACAAGATATTTATTTTGCTCAAGGATTAAAGGGAGTAGAACAAGATTTGGGAGTAGCTCTTCGAGATTTGACAGTTACTCGAGGCATAGCTGTAAAAGGATTGCGTTCTGCTAAACAAACGCCAACTGGTCGAATGTTGGGTCAAACAAAGGATACCGTAAAACAAGGATATTCGGACGTCCTATCATCGATTAGTAGTTTGGCTGGACCATTTGCTCCAGTAGCCAATCTTGCTTTAAAGGGTGCATCAGCTGGTATCGGGGTTGGTGCACAAGCCCTTTTTGGTGGTCGAAAATCTCAGCAACGAGATGGTTCTTCTCGAGCACAGCCTTGGGATGATCAAAGGTCTGGAGAAGGGCAAGACTTTTTACAATCCATGCACACTTTCTATAATACCGATGCGTATAAGACAAAGTGGACTCGGGAATTGATAGACACTTTAAAAGGTAAGATTGGTGCCACAGGAGAAAAGCATGGAATACTTGATACAATTAAAGAGTTGGGTTTACTTGGAGGTGCAGCGAAGTTAGTTACGGATGCCTGGGGACTCATTCCAAGTTCCGTTAAAGATGTTGTTGGAAAGTTGGGAGCTGCAGCAGCATTAATTGGAGCCACAATTTGGACGATTCAACAATATAAAAAGTTGATCGATGCTATTAAGGATCGAGAAGTCCAGGCTGCTAATGCACGAAAGTCTGCAAGTGCTTCTGAAGTTGCTCAAAATCAAGTACTTCGAGCAATTGGGAATATGACTCCGGAACAAAAAATAGCTTTTCAAAAGGACACCGGACAAACACTCAAACAGTATGGTACCACCGCTACGGGTAGACTACAAACTGCACAGACGGCACGCTACAAGAATCGTCCTTCGTGGGCAAAGGATTGGGGTATAGCTAATCCTTTTATAGAGGCATTTGTTGGTGGTGTTGATAAGCCAAAGGTACTTCCTTATGAGCAAAGATTAGCGCAAGTGATGAATCGTCAGAATACTTCTTATGATCAGCAGAAAACAGATTATTTAGCAGGACGAAAACAGAATTACGCACAATCGAACAATACATTGCTTTCTCCTCTTGAAAGGATTGCAGCAAAGCTTGATGAATTGAATAAGACGACAAAAACAGGTCAGCAGAAGACTACCGTGCCATTCAGTGGTTCTAGTAGTCCTCGAAATTCATATGATTCTAGTGATATGCTTCTAGATCAATTTTTGCATGGCACGTTCAATTTTGGAGAACGCTAATGGCCTTTGAAGGTCTTAAAAACATGTTTAGCTCAATGACTGGAGATATTACTAAGACTGCTGATAGCTATCTTGGTGGGACTCGAGATCTGATTTTTCGAAAGAAGACAGCTCCGGAAATTGTGCCTGTTGCATTAGAAGCCACAGAAAAGAAGTTTCGAGTTTTGGGATACTCTCCTGATCAAGATCCAGCACCAATGGAATAC